TTTTATCATAAGAAAATCCTGTAAAAAATTTTAAATATAAAAAATCATCAAAAGATTTTAAACATTCAAAATCAGTATCTATGTATAATCCACCGTATTGTTTTAAAATTTCATATCGCAAAATATCGGATTTACTTCCTAAATTAGAAGTTCTTTCAAATAATTGTCGATTAACCATTGGAAAAGAACGGGCTTCTTTATCTGTCCATAATATGTAACGCCAATCAGGATTTTTTCTTTTCCAACTTTCCATAAAAGAAATATATCTTTTAGGAACAGGACTACCTAACCAAATCTGATGAATTATTTTAGGAATTTTTTGTTCAGTAACTTCATTCTTTAAATAATTATTGTTATATAAAGAACGGATCATAATCCAATCCTCATCTAATTGAGATATTGGATCATAAGCATATCCTTTTTTAATCAATTCAGTAAATTCTGGTTTAAGCATATTCTTAATATTAAATAATAATCCAATCTTTAGGATAATGAACGTCACCTAATCCATCTCCACATTTTCCAATCCAGCCTTCAGGAGCATATACAACTTTGTTAGGGTGTGTATTTAATCTTGCAGCCCACCAACTAAATGTACTATTCGCTATTATATTTTGTCTGCAAGCTTTCATCAATTCAAAATCAATGAAACTTTCATTATGTACAAATATAATTTGCCGATCAAAATAGTATTCTTTAAAATGATCATAGCACCATTTTAAATCATCACTAAAAATAAATATCTTTCCTGTTGTTTTTTGAAGGGCTTCATAATAATAACTAAATGGAACTATTGGAAAACCTTCTAAATAATCTGTTCTACGCACATGAACAGAAACAACATCTTCATTTTTTAAAAAATCTAATAAATATTTTTTTCCTTCAGGAATATGTTCTTCCTTCAACGTAATTTCTTTTTCAAGTAAATGTATCACTCGGGATGAATATTCAAAGCGTTGCCAATAGCCTTCAAAATTAAACCCATCCTTTTTTAATAATGATAAATCAAAATTATTTTCTTTTATTATCGGTTGGTTTATTTTTATACTATCTGTTAAGGTTGTTAAATCAACAAATTTATTTAACCAAAATTCACGAGGGTATTTTTGTAAATGAGCATTCTTATACCAAGAAATATCATAATATACATCAATGCCTTCTCCAGTCATTGCTCGTCCAAAAGCATATTGAAATAATTGATTTCCCAGTCCACCAAATAATTTAATGACATTCATACTAAAACTCCTTCACAAATTAAATCTTTCACTGATACTTTTGGAAAATCATTAATTGCACTCGTGGGAGAAGCATTTATAATTGTAACTCCAATCCTTTTAGCATCTCTTGCTATTACCGGAAAACCTGTTAAATGTCTAACAAAAGGAAGTTTTCTACGATTCACTCCATTCTCTAATACTTCATTTTTACCATATAGATTATGCCAGTGCATATGGTTTTTTTCATCTAAATTCATATCAAATCCTAACAGAATTATTCTCTTAGCTCCTAAATGAATAGCTAAACTAATCGCAGCGGCTCCACTATTGGCATTCCATCCGACCATTTTAGGATTTGGACTTAATCCATGTGGATGATCTGGATCTCTTGCTACATATTTTACCCAACTGTATTTTTCAGCATGAGGAGTGCAAGATACTTTCAGACCAGGAAACATAGCTAATTTTTCTTTATTTGGTAATAAAAAACTGGTATCTCCAAAAAAAACAATATCAATCCAATCTCCTATTAAAAACGCTACATTGATACCAATAATATGCTTATTATGAATAGATGAAAGGTAAGGGGAATACACAGAGACCGGTAAGATCCCCTTCCCTACATCTTTGACAACCTTTTCTGGAATATTGAATTCTTTAGTCACGGAAGGTCCTCCTCCGAGAATCCAAACTTCTCCTCCATCCCATATTTTAGGTACTTGCCAGAGCATAATAATTAACTTAAAGCTTGTATTAATTGTTCTGCTACTTCTTTTGTTAAAGGTTTTTCATTGAATATTTTACCTTGTCCATCAATAATATCATATTCAACAATAGCCCCTTCTTCGCAGGCTCTTTCAACCAATTTATAACGAGCTTCAGAAACTTTGATAGGATTTTCAACTTCTTCAGTTTTTAAACCTTCTGGTGTATTTTTTACTTTAGATTTAACCAAAGTTCCATCAGCGATTTTAATAATCGAGTTACGAAATGCCAATGGAATCTGTTCTTCTTCAGCATAAAACTTTTCACCTGGTTTAATATACCTATTCCCGAATTGGAAAGTTCCTCCTCCTATTTTCTGCCAATAAGGAGGCTTCCGTGTTTCCACGATAGCCACTTCTTCAGCAGATTTTACTTCTTGTACTTCGTTATTTACTTTCTTTGTCCTTTCCATAAAATTAAAATTTAAAGATTAATCAGTGACAATCTGAGTTGTGTTAGCAGTTGCTGTAGCTCCATGTACAATACCACATTTTCCATTCTGATCAGAACGAATCTGAGGAACTTGAATGGTTAATACTTTGTACTTAGTGAGCATTTTACCTTCTTCCTGCCATGCGACATTCTGTAAACCTAAACCACGAATTAAACGGACTACATCAGGAGTTTGTTGAACCAACAGAATATTACCTTGTGGTAAAGTATCAATAATTTTGATACCGTTTATCCCATCAATTTTAAGAATCCTGTCCCGAATGGTTACTCCTGGATAGATTGGATTGTAATCCTGATCAAGCACAGTTTCGTATGCTGTAGGAAGATACAATCTCCAAGGTCCATAATGGAAAGCATTTATACTTTTCTGCTTCATATTGGTTACATCTGCTATCAATTTAGGTGGATTTGTAGATACACTTAAATCTAAAGTAGCCCAATCCGTAGGAACAGTATAAAGATTCCTATCTGGGAAATTAAGATACCCATAAATAGTATTCCTATTACGTTCATCAAGTTGACCAAATGAGAATGAATTATTCCCAGTAAATAACATAGATTCCAATTTTTCATTGATTCTACGGGCAGCACGTTCTACCATAGTAGTATCAAGTGGATTACCTAAATTACGACTAGCGGATAACTCACGTTCGTTTATTTCATAATCAACATGAATAATAGGAATTGGCAAGTAGTTATATTGATAATTCACTGTATCATTACGACCACGAGTCACCCCATCCATGCTAATTACAGCTTCTGCTGCATTACTAACGTCATGCCATTCAAGCACTGTCGTACCCATCGCATTACCTAAGTTGTATGTAAGATTGGCATCAATTAAATCCTGAATACCTCCCAAACGATACCTGGAAACCATTAGTAATGCTTCATCCAAGGCTTTCCATTCATCACGTCTTAAAGTGCCGTATGTTTGTAAACCATTAGTATTAACCGAAACATTCTTATAACAGTTAGGATTTTTAACATCTCCACGTTTTCCTGTTACTTTGTCCACTCCTGTATAGACAGAAACATACACTTGATTAGTATTTTCATCATAAAAAGGACGAAGTTGATTCCAATCAAACTTACCTTGTGCAGCTAATTTATTAGCCACAGGCCCAGTGTATTTTCCATTTCCACCTACAAAATCCATATTTACTCTTTCCATATATTTTTCCTCCTTTTTTACATTATCATTACTGAAATATATGGTGTTTCAGAAGCAGGGAATTTAGATGATTCAGTTACTGTAACATCATATAAATCCTTGTACTCCATAGCAATACCAATCACACTATTTTCAGCAGAAATTCCACCAGATTCAGTTAATCCTAAATTAACAGGACGTAAATAACCATATCCATTGGATTCTAAATAAGAATATTGATTGCAGATCATATCAGGACCTAACAGTCCATAAACCCAGTCACCACGGTAAGGAACCCAAACTGATACTAAATCACCAGCTTTATAATATTGCCCGAGTCCTTTGCCTTGCAAAAAATCTTCTGTGGCAAACATCGGAAAAGCAATTTCCCCAGCTTTATTATGAGGAATGACCTGTCCGGCAGCGTTAAATGCTAAAAGCATTCCAGGAAGTATATTTGCTGTTCCAGCAATAAACTCCATTTGAACATTGGAATACTTTTTTAATTTTACTGTTTTAAATTGTTCTAAGAACATAGTTTCTCCTCCTTATTTTTTATTAGGTTCAGCATCAAAAACTGGGAGCAATGGTTCAACATCGCCTGCATTATCAACTAATCCACCTCTAAAATTATTCATATTAGAGTAATTAGCAGAATAATCCACAGTTTCTTCTTTTTGTACAGAATTGAAAATACGATTTAACATATCTTCATTCATAGTATTTAGTACTTTAGTAGGCCATAATTCTACTGAAGTATTAGCCTGGATTCCTGAAATAAGATTTTGACGTCTTTCAGCCAATTGTCTTTTTCCATATTCCATAGCAGCGCGATCTTCAAATGATAATGCAGCATAAACTTCTGCAGGAGTAATCCGACTATTCCTTTTCATTCCTTTTTTAGAAACTGCAGGACCGGTACCTGTTTCTGGATCATCGTCATCTGGTAAATTCTTCCCAGGAATCATTTTACCATCTTTGTGATCCTTAACTTTACCTGATTCATCGTATTCATCATCATCTTTGCCATCTGTATTAGCATTTGGTTCATCGTCTTCATCATCGTCTTCATCATCGTCAGAAGCTCCCTTAGCAACTTTCTTTCCTTTGACAATTTCACCATCTTTGTTAAACACGAACCCATTTGGAAGGAATTTATCCAAATCGGTTTCTTCTTGAGTTAATAACCACTTGCGGTCGCTCTCTGTAAATTTAGTTGCTGCATTAGTACATAAAGCAATAACTTTTTCTACACAACGTCCGGTACATGGTTTTACTGTTCTTTCCATTTTACCTCCCTTTGTTTTAAATTTAATATAATTTTCTAAATTTACATTGAGACCAACTTCTTTAGCCGACTGTAAGGCCTCAAATATTTCAGTCTGCATATTGTCTGCTAAACCTTTGGCATCAATGCCAAATTTTTTAGCTTTTGCTAATATTTTCCTTTTTGCCGTTGCTTTTTCTTCAGCACTTACTCCTTGAACCTGATTAAAACGAGCCAAAGCATTACGAGTATGAGCTGCATCAAAAATAGGCAATTTACTTTCACTAGGCGGATCTTTTGGAATTGCATAAAATTCACTAACACTCATTCCTAATTCTTCCCGCTTTTCCTCCATATCCGTAACTTGAGCATTGTCATTCATTTTACCTCCTTTTTTATTTGTCCGTACACCACAGCCATCTTTCCATGAACAAGCTCCAGCTGCATCAGGTAAAAGAGCTAAATGATCAGGTCTATGTCCACGAGCTACTGAATTATAATGTTCTCCATTCCAATCACCTTGAACAGGATCTTCTTCAGTAAAAACACCTATGCTTACATCCAAAGGTTGATTTTTCATTATTTTCTTATATGCTTCCGGTGAAGCTTTTCTTAACTTTTCTTTATCAATATAAGCTTCTGCTTTTAATTTATCTCCATCCATGTGTGTATTAAACACTTTTCCCACTGTATCCTGTCCATCTAATAAATCAGGAGAATTTGCAGAAACATGATACCCTTCTACTTGAGGATGATTTATTACAACAGGTATCCCGTTCCAAGACTGAGGAAATTTACCGAGTTCGTCAGCCGGATGAAGTAAAGGACCTGCAGAACCAGCATGAACCCCTTCAATCATCATTACCACAGGAACCACTATATGAGTCTTACCTTGAAAATTTACCTCTTGAATCTGATAATTTACAATAATAGTATCATAATTTACCGAAGCAGCATTTGCTACGACTCCATTAGCTTGACGTATAGCTTGCGGAGAGCATGATTCATCAGTACCCCCTGCTGCAATACATTTTTCTCGAACTGAATTAGCAACAGCAACCCATTGTTTCTTTTGCTTATCAGTTAATCCTTTATTGTGTTTTTCCACATCAGCAATTGTCCAAGGCATTTTATATTCCTCCTATATTTTTTTGATTTCTATTTCCTTTTTTGAGTTGGAAAATATCTACCATCTAATAATAGTTTATAAATATTATCCATTGTTGATCTAATTTCTTCCTGACTTTCTGTTAAATGATCTAAACTTTCATGCAAAAGTTCAATTTTACAATCTAATTTAGCAAGATCCTTTATATCAGCTTTTTGTTCAAGTTTATTCGTAATTTCCTTTATATCGTTGGCTTTAATTTGAGAAAATAAACCCCAAGCAAAAATACTAGCAGAAGATAAAATACCGTAACCCCAAATTAAAATTTGCTGTGGATTCTGCCAACCAATCTTAAAAACAAAAGCAGTAATTATTATACAAATAACAAGACCAATCATCCATGCTAGAACAGCCCTTCCAATCATCAAACTATATACTTTCATAATTTCTTAATTTTATTGGTTTGGTAAATAAGGTAAAGCACAACATCTACATAGAGGATGTGCAGGGATTAACTTTTCAATTTCATCTAATGTAAATATCTTACCTTGCATGCTTTCACATTTTGGACAAACTCGATCATCTCCAGCAGTTTGCCATTCTGCTTGAACATGAACATCATGTACTCCCCAATTTCTATATTCTTGAATAGTAGCTAAATGATGTGCTCTGATAATTTCTGTTCTCGCTAACATTTCTGCTCTTCGTGCTGCTGGAATAAATCTACCTAAAGTATCCGTAATTGCTAAAGTTCCCATTCCAGTACCATCTATTGCAGATAACATTTTTTCTGCAAGCAGTATAGGACCATCTCCATCTGCTAATCCTTGAGCTAATATTCTACTAATTTGCTGATCCATTGCAGCAGTAATACCTGTTAATTCACTAAAAGTTCTGGTATAAAGCAATCCAACCCTATCTACAGAAACAGGAGCATTTAACATTGCAAAAATACCTCCACTTTGCCCTATTGAAGGAACATCTGCTCCAGCTTGCTGTAATTCATAACGGCCTCTAATTAATCCCCTTTTATAAGAATCCAATATATAACGATTAGTCCAAGCTCCTTCTATTCCATTTCCTATTTGCTGCATATCTGTAACTGTTAATATGCCAGCATCTATTTGCTGTTGTAACCAATCCTCAAACATTGCCAATTTATCGGAAGATCGAGGAAAGTCAAATGCAGCATTCCCAGGACTATACATATCATGTACATGAATACGATTATTCAATCCGAAACAATCTTCGTCAGCTACTGTACGTTTTATGATTCGTTTAAAAGCATTGAAACGTTTCTCCATAGCATCAGCAAAAGCATTCCTCAAAACAGTTGTTCTTGTTGGATCAACGAGATGAGCATGCTCATAAACAGCATAAGAATGTACTATTGGAGAAATTGCTATCATTTTTTAATTCTTGTTAAAGGTAATTTAGGTTTCGATTTCATCAAAGGAGCCGAAGGTGAAAAATTAGTTGAATTTCCAGCATTCTTTTCAGGAACATCTGCTACAGGAAAAATATCAGAAGGAGCATTATCAGGTGCAATTGGACTAACCCAACTCTTATTAGGTGCTGTATTTGGTTTTGTTCCTTTTATAGGGATATTTGAAGTTGTAGTATCCTCACCCCCTGCAGGAAGATCAATTAATCCAGGTTGTCCTTCTATTCCCTTTCCTTGTGTTTTTTGTATCATTTGCATAACCAAATCAATTTGACCTTCATCCAAACCAAGACATAATTCCATGAATGCTTCAGGAGGAAAAATAGATTCTGCAATAGGATTTGTTGAATATGCTTGTATTGCTTGTGCTCTTTTCACGCCAATAGTTGCTCTATCACTTTCCGATTGTCCAAATAAATTAGACCAACGAATATCATAGCAGCTGGAAGTTGGTAATGGTAAAATACCTAATTCAAGCATTCTATCTACAAAAGGACGTACTATTCTTAATTCTGCAAAATCATCTCTCCTATTTTGAACAAAAGTAATCCATTCATTTGAATCTTGTGTACTTGCTAATTCTCCCCTTTCTGAACCTGTCAATACCCTTAATGGTATTCCTGTAACTGCAGAAATCATTTTCAATTGAGCTTCAACGTGAGGGATAGGATCAGCTATTTGTTGTGTTAAAGCTTTTACTTCAACCCCTTCATTAACTAAAAATCTACGAAGTCCATTCTCGTATTCATCAAATTGATTTTTTAAATCCTTTTCAAATTGATCTGTCATCTGAAATTCAGGAGCAACCATTCCTGTATAACCAGGACGGGCGCTTCTCCAAAACATTTCAGCATCACCTCCTACAATCTTTTCAAGATCCATTAACCGATTGAAAACAACTTCAAGACGTGGAAGTCCTTCAATGTCTGATTCTAAAAGATCATCAACTACATGAATAACCCTAGTATGATGAACTTCTAATACTACAGAAGCTGCTAATGCTATATCTTGGAAAGCACAATTATATACTTCAGGTTTTCCAAAACGAGGATCACCTGTATCTGTTACCCACTGTAAAATCTTTGCGGTACCTTCACCAAATGCTTTTAAGTAAATTAATTTATTCTTCCTCTTAGGATTTATTGGTTTTCTAAGATCACCTGTAGTATGACAATCATCTAATCCTAATAATAGTATTCCATATCTCCCTATTCCTGCTAACCGATCTACTCTTGCAAACATTCCTTTCAACTTAAATTGATCGTTCAATGTTTTCCAAGCGGCTTCAAAATCTGTTATTCCTGCTTTTTTAGTTTCTTCTAATACTAAATCACCTTGCCATGTTGCTTTTATTGGTCTATCAATAATTGCTTTTGCTATATCTTGACGTAAATAACGAGAAAGATAGTCAATATACCATAAATTTTTAACATAACCAAGAGTTAAGAACATATCCCTATTCCCACCATAAGATTGATGAGCTAACTCATTTGCTAATTGGGTACGAGTAATAATACTTTCAAATGTTTTAATATCCATCTGAATAGTTTTATTCTCATTCACTTTAAGAAGACGTTCCATAACTCTTAGGTATATTTATTCAAATTAAAATGAAGTAGAAATCCCAAAAATAGGACCTACATGAGCATTAGAAAATCCATTAGTCCCAATAACAGCCACTCCTAATCTAAGAAACTTATTCAATACTGCTACCGAAACAGCCCCCCCAAATCCAGCGGTAGATGCTCCATTCAAGTTTACTTGGCTCATAAAATCAACATTAATACTATAATTACAGTACGCACTTCCATTTATCAAACTATAATTTCCATATGATACACCAATACCAGCTGAATTTAATGCTTGTACCGTTCCCGCGCCAACTCCTAATGGATAAAATGAAGCGGTAAGAGTTACATCAGGAGACCAAAGAAAAGAGGTACTATCCTTAATAGTAGTTGCTTTTAAAGCCCCTTTAAATCCTTTTTCTATAAAAACACTTTTAACACGGTTAGTAGAAGGTTGAAAAAATCCAGACCAAGGACTTGCCGTAGGCGTTGAAATAAGAGCATATTTACCCCCCTTAACATCAATTATCGTAGAGATACTTTGTGCTTGAATGAAACAAGCTACAAAAAGAAAAGAAAGAATAAATCCAATTTTTTTCATAGTATAAAAATTTAGGTTAAAATTAATAATTCACTTGAATATAGTTATAAAAAATTTTTTAATTGCCCGTATTAAAAGTACTAACCAAGGAGCATATGGATGAGAAATTTCTCCCATTGCTTGTATATCTGCTTGTAATG